TACGGCGCTAAAAAGCCTACTGGGAGGTTGTTCATCTTCCGCGAGAAAGTGAATGCGCTCTTGTCGAGTTTCTCGGCAAGGGCGCTTCCTCCAGCTCCTAAGTCAGACGAAGGGATCAAGGGACTGCTCGAGAGGTTAACCTCTGAGCCAGCCCGAGAACCCGACGACTGGCGGCCTTTCGTCAAGGCTTATATCCAACGCTGGAGACCAAAAAGGGATCCAGTTTTGTTCACCATGCCGTCCGGTCATGCAGCCCTCGGATATCCGAGAGGAGCAGGCGGACACGTGGCAGGCGTTCAACACTTAGTGTTGGTTGGATATGCCGTGGCGAAGGCGGAGGGTCTTCAGAATACTGAAGAAGAGTTCGGTACGTTTGACTTTTGGTCCACCGTTAAAGACGGTGCGTATCTCGAACATCTTTCAGATCAGCTTCACCCCCGGTCTCAGTTGAGGCCGGATGCGAAGATGGCCGCTTCCCTTTTTAAGGGAAAATGGGATGAGTTGGAGAAAACTCTCCCTGGCGTATCTGAAGCCCTCCAATACTATCTGAGGAAAGGGACGGAATACGTGCTCGATCGAGTTACGTACCTCCCTATTCTTCCGATAGTGGCTGAGGAGAAAGGATTGAAAACACGGTTCCCTACTGCCAGTTTGACAGCAGCGAACCTAGTGCAACAAATCCTACGCCGGGTGCTTGACCATGTTATGGTCAACGATCCCCGGTTCTCCTCTGCCCTGGGTGGCGACCGCGACATGGATCTTGGTGGCGAGATGGGCCCCTGGTATAGCCAGGACGCCACAGCTGCCACAGATTACCATGCACAGTGGTTAACTCAGACAGTCTACGAGGAGCTTGCAGATGTTTATCCACAGCTCGCTCCTTACCGGAAGTATTACAACCTCCTCTTCGGGGTCAAGAAAATCTTGCCGCATGATGCGGACCCGTGGGAGTTTCATCCGGAAGGACTGTCTTTGCGCTACCCGAAAGCGCCTCTTCTCAGTGAGGAGCCCACACTGGGTGTGTGGGATTATCAAGAGAAGAAGGTGCTGAGGAAATCTGAGTTGGGTCACGCCAAGTTTATACTTGAAGACGTGAACACCTGGCTAGATGACCTCAACTCTACGCGCGGGGTACTGACGACGACAGGACAGATGATGGGAGATCCCACATCTTTCCCTCCTCTTATGTTGCACACATTGTATGCAGCTCACAAGACATTGGAGATTTTGCCTTACACTCGAATCGAGCGTAACGCAAAGCGTCATAAGTACCTCCGGCGTAGCGACGTGGTGCTGAAGGGTGTAGGGGACGACGCGCAAAAACCGCGTTGGACCCTAGAGAGACGTAAGATCTATGATAGTATCTTCGTCTCCATGGGAGGCCGCTTGTCATATGACAAGTGCTTCCATCACCCTACTCGGAGCATAATAGCGGAAATACCCTGCGAAGCAGGGTATCCGGTACCTGTTCTCAGCACCTCTGTCCTGGTTGCCCCTCCAGGGGGTTCTAAGGGCCACATTACGTGGGCTACCCAGGCGGCCGCAATTGCGGGCGACCCGGGGCGCGCCAGAATGGCGTTCCCTAAGTTCCTCTGGAAAGTCTCCCCGTATTACTACACGTGGAGGCTTGCCGATCGGATGGGCATACCAATCTCGGTAGATGCAGGTTATGGAGGCGTCGGAGTTCCGCTCGTCCCTCACCGTAGCACTACCGACCACGTCCCGTGGTTACAGTACCTGTCGCAGGCCAGCATTGTTGACCTGGTTTCAGGGCTGGGGTTAGCCATTGGATCGTCAGCCGATACGAGTTATCTCGATCGCAGTGCGAAACAATGGCTCCAGGATGTTGTCAAGACTTCAGAGGATTCCTTGAAGTATGGACTAACCATCCTGACCACGGACGTGATGACCGACGGGGCGGAATTACGCGTTTCATTGGAAAGCGCGTACCGATCCGCCCTCGGACGTGTTCGGGCAACGGAATTTTATTTCCGACAGCCCTACCTGGGCATGGAGCACAACCCCTCTGTTAGAGTGGCCTCCAG